GTGTTGAAGAGTAATTTCTTTGTGGTTTACTATGTAGATGAAGGTGTTAAACCAACTTATCGGAAAAAGCTTGGCCATTGTCTGAATATAAAAGGTGACATTTTCCTTATGCCGTATCATTTTATACATTTGCTGGACGTGTATATGTCTAAACCCGGAGATCCTGAGTTAAGAGAATTGCATATTACAACAACAAACAATCGTAGAAGGTTCAAGATGAAATTATTGGACTTTTTGTCGAATGTCGATGTTTCTGAAAGGCTGAGAGATCTGGACTGCTGTTTAGTGCGAACGCATCAAGAACTTAATGCAGTTGGTGTTTATAAGTATATGATTTCAAATCAATCTGCAGTTCGTAAACGTAGGGAAATCAATATTTCACTGTATTCTACAGATCAGGTCGATGGGGGAGTTCATATTTACAGTCAACATACTGTTGCTAAATTTACAACTTCAGATATTGCAGTTACTGCTGATTGGTTGATGGATGGTTCTATGTATAGTGTAAAAGACACATTGAATTATCACGCCAAAACTATGAAGGGTGATTGTGGTTCAGTAATTGTTATTGATGAACCGAATGTCGGATGTGAAATTATTGCTGGCATTCATATTGCTGGAAAAGAAGGCACTGGATTTTGCAATGTCATAACCAAAGAGGATTTGCCTGAAGTATTGAAGTTGTTAGGCTTCGAACAGGAGGAACCAGGTCCTGTGGAAGAAATGCTAGACGGTGCTGTACCACAAAGTGGTGTTGCTCCTGATTTTAGAGTCAATAGCATATATAAAACTCCACACAACAGAATTACGGATATTAAGAAATCAGTACTGTATAGGAAAGTTGACCTTGGTATCCGTGTTGCTTACGGAACTTCTTTACTTGGTCCTGCAACAATAGGAGGACAACAACTGGATCCACACAAAATAGCTATTTCTAAGTACAACCCGGAACCGGTAGCGATAAATCTTAGAACTCTAGGATTAGCTGTTGGTAGTTATTATGAGTTGATTGATAATAGTACTTTACGAGATAGAGTTGT